AAACTGGAACGAGTTTAGATTGGCATACTTGGATGGCGATTGTGCTGGTCTAAAAGAACATACCAATCTAGCCACTAAACATAATAAAATTCATGTAACCCCTTATCTAGATGCAGATGTAAGAAAATTACTGATGAGTAAGAGTTACAAAGAGTTGAACAAACCCAAACAAAAATATTTTATCAGAAGTGACTTTACAGAACTTAAAAAGTTTGGTACAATAAAACCTCATCAAAATTTACACTTGAACGCTGGTGTAGATAAGTTGTTTGAAACATTGCTAAATAATCCAGAGATTAATCTTAAAGGTAGAAAAAGAATGATGGACGTTTGTAGAGATTGGAGCAATGGTGTACTCCCCATATAATTTACAAGATGTATATGATGCATCTGCACAAGAGAAGTTCAAAGTCATCTCCACCTTTGCTGGTGGGGGTGGCTCTTCTACAGGCTATCGTCTTGCTGGTGGTAAGGTTCTTGTCATCAATGAGTTCGTTGAGGAAGCACAGAAGACCTATGCAGAGAACTATCCAGACACGATTATTTTACCCGGCGATATCAAGGAACTCAATGGTAAGGATTTCCTAGATGCAGCTGGTGTTGGTGTAGGTGAGATTGATATTCTTGATGGGTCACCGCCTTGTTCAGCATTCTCTGTGGCAGGTAAACTATCGCATAACATCCATGAAGAAGAACGTATTGATCTGTTTGGTAATGTGACTATAGAGAAGGTTGCTGGTAAGCACTCTGATGGTTGGGGTCAGACCAAGAACTATTCTGATGGTAAGACTGTAGAGAATATCGAAGACCTGTTCTTTGAGTTTCTACGAGTTGCTAAAGAAATCAAACCAAAAGTTATTATTGCAGAGAATGTCAAGGGACTGACTGTTGGTGAGGCCAAGGAATATTTCAACAAGATACTCAACACCTTTGAGAAGATTGGTTACGAGGTTTGCGCTCAGGTGCTGGACAGTCGTTACTATGGTGTATCCCAGACAAGAACCCGTGTTATTTTTATCGGTGTGCGTGAAGATGTTGCAGAAAAGGTTGGACTAAATTTTATGACTATCTCTCAAGTATTCCCTGAGCCAGATAGGGAAGTTATTCCTGTTAAGGATGTGATGGTTGGTTTGAAATATGACCCCGAAGAAGTGAAGTATCTCACAGAGAAATTTACCCATACAGCATACTGGAAACAGACAGGTAGTAAGATGCCTATTGATCCTGAGAAAGTTTTGACAGGTATGGACTACCATCCAAAGGGTCATCACTTCAGTCTTAAAAGAGTATCACAGTATAAACCTGCTCCTACCATTACAGCGATGGGTAGTGCAGATACTACTGCTGGTGCGTTTCATTGGATTGAACCAAGGAAGTTGACTTTAGGTGAATTAAAGCGTATAATGAGCTTACCTGATGACTTCAAGTTGACAGGTAAATGGAATCAGAAAGCAGAACGCTGCGGCCGCATGGTGCCTCCGTTGATGATGGAACGAATTGCCTCGGCAGTTTACACTAACGTATTGGAGAAATATAATGGCTGACTTTACATTTGCACATAGGCAAGAAGGTTTTGATGAACACATTGATTGGAGTATTCGGGGGTATAGTGACCTTCTGGATGATGTTGTAAGTCTTTCACGGTATTTCGTTGAGGCAAATACTAACGTAGTAGACATTGGTTGTTCTACGGGTAAACTCACTGCAAGGATTCTAGAACATAACCATGAGGCTTGTCCTGATGCACAGTATGTTGGTGTAGAGGTTGCAGAGGGTTTCTTTGATAATCTTGAAGACAGGAAGATTGCGTTGGATGAGATTTATCCCGATACCTCTGTGAATTTTATTCAAGACGATATTCGTAATTATGAGTTTGAGAATTGTTCACTGATCACATCTCTGTTCACATTGCAGTTCATGCCATATTCTTGCAGAGAAGAAGTGATTGATAATATCTATAATGGTCTTAATGAAGGTGGTGCATTTATCTTTGGTGAGAAGATTGATACATCCCATAGTCGTATTGAGAATATGCTGCGAACTACTTACTATGAGTTTAAAAGTAAATCCTTTGACTATGAAGATATTATGCAGAAAGAGTTAACATTGAAAAATATGTTGAAACCTAACTCTTGGAGAGAGATTGAAGATATGCTAGATCGTGCTGGTTTCAAGGCAGTTCAGAGTTTCTGGCAGAATCATCTGTTTATTGGTGCTATTGCCATAAAATAGGCTATTGACACCCATCAAGTTCCATGTTATATAAATAGAATATAACACACATGGAGCAGTTGAATGTCTAACCTCAATCACTATGTACGGCAATTACGCCCCCGTACAGAATCATATACTCCCCATGTGGATAGGATTCAGAGTATCTTAACTGAAACAGTTGGTGCAAAAGGTCTTGCTTATGAATTAAAAGTTCATACTGCAATGAAAACTGCGAAAGTTCCTACTTTAAATTCTGGTGAAATTCCGGGCAGGGGATTTTCTAATCAAGGTGCTGGCGACATTGAAGCATCTTACAAGGGCAACCCATTTAATATAGAGATTAAGGCAAGTTCTAATGATCAAATGGGTGGTGGTTCATTTAGATATGATATGGCAAGTGGATTATTTACCCCTGTCCCTGATAAAAAAACTGGTGTGGTTAAATTTGACCCAGATGATTTGGAACTTATGATTAAAGTAGCAAAAGAAAAGTCTTCAGCTATTAATGATTATATCAATGCAGCACGAAAAACTGAACCTGTTGAATTTACTAAACATATAAGTGGTGTTCCTATTAAAGTATCGTATGCCGCAAGAGATGAATTAAAGGCTAAAGGACTTACAAATAAAATTGCAACAAATATTAAGATGACAACAAGATTTATAGTTAATCATTATAATAAAAAGGGTGTTTATTATATTCAAGTTGGCGGCGCTGGTTTATTTTATATGGGGAAAAATCCTTTAAAATTGGATGTGCCGGAATTAACAGGAGAAATACAGGTTGAGATGGGGTTGAGATTTGGTGGTGGAAAATTATTTTTTAACACTGAACCAGAACGAACTCCTGCCCGTTCAGCCGGACTTAGACTACAAGGTAGATTGAAAACAAAAGGTAAGTCAAATTATAGTTTAGATAATGTGAATGATATAGAAAAGTTGTTTGGTGTAAAATGATAACACAATCAGATTTAAATCAAGTAGAGAAGTTTGCTGATCGTCTATTTGCAAAGGTTGGTATTGATGTTGAGTTCACTCGGCACTTTATGGACCGGGTGAATGATGCTCGTAATAAGAAAGATATTACACCTTCTGAACTGACTCGTCTATTCAAGCAGTCTTATTCCAAGTATGGTAAGAAGATAGCACAGCTTGGTCCTGATGCTGAAGCTGTTATCAATGATATGAAGACGAATATCAATATGCCATTTGTCCTCAACCTCAAAGGAAATGAGTTGGAGTTGGTGGCAAAAACTGTTATGCGTAAGAAAGATTTCAAGACCTCTGGCCCTAAGTTGTCTTTTGAATCTTTTCTTGCAGAAGATAAGGGCGGTAAGAACCTTCACCTAGAACATCTGGAGGATGAAATACTCAACTATGGTGTTGATGGTGGTAGAGCTGCACTTGACTTCCTGCGTTCTCTACGAGATATGCTTGCAGGCTCTGCACGTTCTAGTGTAGCGATCACGCAAAAATGGGACGGTTCTCCAGCAATCTTCGCTGGTGTTGAACCAGAGACAGGTGACTTTTTTGTGGCAAAAAAGAGCGTCTTCAATAACGTCAATCCTAAATTTTACAAGACCGTAAAAGAAATTGATGACGATTTATCTGGATCATTAAATGAAAAGTTTAAAGTTGCACTTAGAGAGTTTTCTAAGTTGGGTATCAAGGGGGTACTCCAAGGTGACCTCATGTTCACTGACGATGTGGAAACAGATACTATCGATGGCGTTAAGTATTACACTTTTCAACCTAACACTATTGTTTATGCTGTACCTGTTGATAGCGTATTAGGTAAGACTATCAACAAAGCAAAAGTTGGTATTGTCTGGCACACCACATACACAGGGTCTACTCTACAGGGGATGAAAGCATCGTTCGGTGCAGATATTAAGGGTTTAAAGAAACCTTCTAGTGTGTGGATGGATGATGCAACTTACAAGGATGTATCTGGTAAGGCTACTTTTACTGATAAAGAGACAGAACAAATCACTGCTGTACTATCACAGGTCGGTAAAACTTTCAATAAGATCAATGCGAATGGGTTGCGTAAGTTCCTTATAGTCCAAAATGGTATGACAGGTTCTATTGCTGGTGCATCTCTCAAGACCTACAACAACTCAAAGGTTCGTGCGGGTGAGAAGATTAGTAACCCAGCTGCTCATGCCAAGGGGTATGAAAAGTGGGTATTCGATTCTATTCAGAAACAGATTGATAAGGCTAAGAGTGACAAGGGTAAGAAGAAATACACTGACATGCAGAAAGAGTATGGCCGTGAAATAAAAAAACACACTCAAAATCTAACACAGATCATCACCTTCCAGAACCTATTGGTTGATGCGAAGATGCAAATCGTTAATAAACTAAATAGTGTAAAGGGTTTGACCGATACTTTTATTAAGACCTCAAATGGATTTAAGGTGACAAATCCCGAAGGATATGTTGCTATTGACAGAATAAGTGGTGGTGCTGTTAAATTGGTGGACCGTATGGAGTTCTCGTTTAACAACTTCACAGCTGTCAAAAATTGGATGAAGTAAATGAAAACATTTCAAGAATTATACGAAGTTATGTCGGTCACCGCTCGGAAGAAACTTGCTCGTCGTATGGCAAAACTTCAAAAATCTCCAGCATTCCAAATGAAGAAGAAAAGGTCTGCACTCAAAATGCGTGACCCTGCTAAACTATTGGTGGTTGCTCGTAAGAAATTGATGCAGGGATACAGAGATAAATTCTTTCCTGATTATAAAAATCAGTCAGTTCAACGAAGAACTATGATTGATCAACAGATCATGCAGAAGTATGGTAAAAAGATTGATAAGTTTTCTAAAAAGGCAGCAATGAAACTTAAAGCACTTGAACCAGAAAGAATTAAGACTGCACGGGATGCTATGAGGAAAGATGACTGATGCGTAGTTTTAGAGATATCACAGAGGCTAAAGAAACTGCTGTATTTGGATTCGGACGATTCAATCCAAGTACAATCGGGCATGAGGCCGTTATTGAAAAGATTGCTTCTGTAGCAAAGGGCAATCCATTCTTCATATATCCTTCACATACTACTGGACCCAAAGACCCCCTAAAGCACTCTTTGAAAATTGCGTGGATGAGGAAGATGTTCCCCAAGTACAAGAAGAACATTATTGTAGATAATAAGGCTAAGACTGTCATCGACATTGCTGAGAAACTATACAAGGATGGTTATAAAAATTTAATTCTTGTGGCGGGAAGCGATAGAGTAAAAGAGTTCGATGCCCTATTACAGAGATATAATGATGCACCAGACAAAAAAGGTAATCAGTTATTCAAATTTGATTCAGTCAAAGTGGTATCTGCTGGAGAGCGTGATCCAGACGCAGATGGCGTTGCCGGGATGTCTGCCAGCAAACTCAGAAAGGCAGCATCAGATGGTAAGTTTGATGATTTCAAAAAGGGTATCCCCAACACATTGAACGACGCCGATAAGAAGAAATACTATTTTGACGTTCGTAAGGGAATGGGTATTCGTGAAGATCGTGAAATGGGTGATGACTATGATTCATTGCGTGATGCATACCTCACAGGTAAAATCTGGAACGTGGGTGAAGTTGTAGAGGCAAACGGTATTAGTGGTGAGGTTGTTCGTAAGGGTACAAACTATCTTTCATTCGTAACTGAGGATGGCAAGGTTCATAAGGCGTGGCTGCATGAGGTTAAGTCTCCCCTACAGAAATTGAAGGACTTTGACAAGTCCAGAGTTGCCGCAGGGAAACCACCTATCTTCACAGACAGAAAACCACCTAAGTTTATTCGCATGAAGAAGGCGGGTATGATGACAATCATGAATGTCCCCACTGATGAGATTGACAAATTTGAGAAGAAGGGTTATAAGATCATTGAAGACCTTGTTGGTGTAAATCCAATGAGCGGTCCAACAGGTCAAATCTTTGCATTGAAGTCTGAAGAAGTTGAACTTGATGAGCGCAACTATGCCAAGGAATATGCGAACTACGGAGGCAGACCAGAACAGATTGCTCGTCGTTCTTCAAGAAACAAGGCTCGTAGGGCAATGGGTGACAAGGTAGTAAAGGGTATGGATGTCGGCCACGCTGACAACAACCCAATGAACAATGACCCGAAGAATTTACGCATGGAGAAACCATCTGACAATCGTAGAGAACCACGATTGCGTGAGAAACGTGATGCTGGATACCCAGATGACTCCGTGAAGATTGGCAAGAAACATTGGATAATTTACAAAGATCGTAGAGATTGGTATGGATATGAAGTAGACAAAGAGGGCAACCAGATTGGGGATGTTATCTTTGATCCTAGAAAGAGTGACCTAAAGACGATGCTCGCAAAAGAGAGTCTTGATGAGATGGCATGGTATAAAGTAGCACTAGCAAAAATTAGTCAATTGAACCACCCCAAAGATTATGAAAAAATGGTCAAACGATATATGTCTGATATGAAAAACCCAGAACTAAAAAACAAGACTGCTTCTTATATCGCAGCAAAGATTGCCAATGATTATAAGGGTCAGGACGGTAGAAAACTTGTTCAGTATATCAACAAACTGGTTGATGATGGTAAACTCCCCAAAGAACTCAAGGCAGAATATCAAGAGGAAGAAACAATGCAGACCTTTAGTGACTTAATTAAACAGATCAATGAAGTCAAACAGGACAAAGATGTAGATGATAAGGATGGAACACAACCAGCAAAGTACTATGCTGGTGATATGGCCAAGTCTACCAAATCAAAGAGAGATGCACACTTCAAAGCAAAGAAGTCTGGTCCTGCTCCCGGCGATGCTGATGCAAAGACAAAACCATCCACACACACCAAGAAGTTCAAACAGATGTTTGGTGAAGTGCTTCCTGATAATGCAGATCAGGGAGACTATATCGATGATTTCGAGAAGTCAGATGCACCACAGTTTAAGGGTAAGTCTAAAGAGAAACGCAAGGACATGGCTATCGCTGCATACCTCTCAAAGAATGAGTCTTTCCTAGATAACGTCAATAGAATGTTAAGTGAGTCTGGTCACACTGATGTTGCGTCTATGAAAAATAAAATTCAGATTGCTCAAAAAGCATTGATGACGATGCAGGGTGAACTGACTAAACTTGGCGATGAAGATGATCTACCCACATGGTGGACAAACAAAGTTGCGACGGCAGTATCTCGTTTGGATGACATGTCTGATTATATCGACACTCAGGTTGAAGATGTGCAACTAGACGAAAAGATTGCTGGTCTGGTTAAAAAGGCAGATAAGTCTGGTATGCCATACTCCGTTCTCAAGAAGGTATATGATCGTGGAATGGCCGCATGGAAAACTGGGCATCGTCCCGGCACCACACCACAACAGTGGGCGTTCGCCAGAGTAAATTCTTTCACCACAAAGAGTTCTGGAACTTGGGGTAAAGCAGACAAAGACCTTGCAAAACAGGTGGAGCAGTTAGAAGAACTTGAAGAGAAGGGCCCAGGCCTCTGGGCAAACATCCACAAGAAAAGAAAAGAAGGTCGTCCCATGCGAAAGAAGGGTGAGAAAGGCGCACCCACACCAGCACAACTGAAAAGAGCAAAGGGTGAGGAATTAGAAGAACAAGATTTAAATGAGTGGGGCGAAGTTGAAGAGGAATCTGAGTATCAGGGTCGTAAGGTTACTCTCAACAAACCATCAGCGGGTGATGTAAAGAAGTCTAAAGTTTATGTGAAGAATGAAAAGGGTAATGTCGTAAAGGTTAATTTTGGTGACCCCAATATGACTATTAAAAAGAGTAACCCGGCAAGACGTAAATCTTTCCGTGCTAGACACAATTGCGAGAATCCGGGTCCGAAATGGATGGCAAGATATTGGTCATGCAAAGCATGGTAACTTATAAATAGAACATAATAAAGGAAAATCCTATGTCAAATTACAGAAAAACAATGGCCGATGCGCTGCTAGAGATGTATCCTCTTACAGAAGAAACACAGCTCGATGAAGGAACTATCGATAAGGTAAAAGAGATTGCCTCCAAGAAACAAGCAATGAAGATTGATGGTGTTATGGTCGATTCCTTTACGGCATCTGCTATTTCGCAAATCTATGACAAGGTAAATGATAACATCAAGAAGAAGATGGATAGTTTGCCTATCACTAAACTTGCAAATCTGGCAATGAAGATGATGCAGAAGAATGACTATGTTCCAGAAGAAGTTGACCTTGATGAAGGAACAAAACAGGTTCTTGCTCACGGTGGTAAAGGTAAGTATAAAGTAACCAAGGATGGCGACAAAATTGAAATTAAGTTCGGTGGTAAGGTAGTTGGAACTGCTGACTTTG